AAAAGCCAAAGCCGAACAGGAAGAGGCAGAGCGCAAAGCTCGCGAGGAAAAAGAAGCGGAGGAAAAGGCAAAAGCCGAAGCCGAAGCCAAAGAACAAGCAGAACGCGAAGCCGTTGCGGTGATGCGGATGCGCCAAAAGAAACTCAATCTGAAGAGTGATTCAGAACTTTATTATTAACCCCTTAAAACGTTTTAACAATGGGAAAACAAGAATTATTGAAGTTGCAAGCTCGCAATCGCGAGATCAACTCCGAACTCGGCAAACTCTATGAAGGTGCCGAGGCAGCAAAACGCGAACTCAATGCAGAGGAGATCGCCAAAGAGCGTGAACTGACCAAAGAGTTGCAAGAGAACCACCGCGAGATTATGATGAGCAACGATGAAGCTGCCATCGCTAACCTCCGCGAGACCATCGACCGCAACAAGCAGTACCGCGAGTATCTGCAAGCGGTTCGCCAGAAACGTGAGGATGCCACCATCACCCTCGCTCCGAAGAGCCCGGCTGACGGTTCGTCTATCACCGAGTCTGGTGCTATCAACCTCCGCATCGAGGACATCATCGACACCAAGGTAAACGGTCTCGGCCGTCCCGAAGGTCAGTCGTTCATCACCGGCGTTGAAGGCGACGTGCTCTATCCGTACAGCCTGAACGACGTGGAGATGGAGGAGGTTGGTGAGGTTGAAGCCATCAACGACCAAGCCCTCGACTTCGACAACGTCAAGGTTCAGAGCCGTCGTGTCAGCCTGTCCGTTGGTATCTCCAACAAGGCTATCGACAACTTCGCTTTCGACCTCGTTGGCTACGTGCTGTACAAGGTGGCTAAGGCATGGGAGATTTACTTCGCCAAGAAGAACTACTCTCACGCTGCATGGACCGGCAACAAGGGTGCGTTCTCTCTCGTTACCCCGGAGACCATCACCTTCGGCAACAACATCGGTGCTATCATCGACGAGAAGTTCGGTGAGATCGCGGAGGCAGGTTTCGACGACCTCGGCGTAGTGGTTATCAGCCCGGCTATGGAGGCCAAACTGAAACACACCTTCGAGGGCAACGGTGTAGCGGCTCACGCTATCATCGAGAACGGTCTGCTCTGCGGTCACCCCTACGTATCTACCAAGCACGTGAACTACAAGCTCAACGGCAGCGGTAAGTACGTGAAGGACACCGACGAGTACATCGGCCTTGGTCTGTTCCAGTACCTGCCGATCCAGCAGCACGGCGAGGTTCGTCAAACGGTAGATGCCGTTTCTGCTGCTGTGGCTAAGCAGAACAAGACGGTTGTCGTATTCTCCACGGAGATTTCGATCACCGAGTTGTCTCAGCTTGTAAACGGCAACAAGTCGGGCAAACCGCAGGCGTTCAAACTCCTGAAGGTTCAGTTCCCGTCTGAGTCCTAAAACCCGCTGACGGATGGAGATACGGGCAGGAGGTGAAAGCCCTGCCCCTCCTTCCGAAAGCAACACCGAAATGTCAAAACTGATAGAACATGGCAAAAGAACTGACTGACATACTGCTCGACGCAATCAAAGCCAACGACGAACTCGTTGCGCTTACCGGCAGCCGCGTTTTTGATACGTCCGTTGAGGTCCCCGATTGGCAGGACAACAACACAAAGTGCCCCTACCTCGTGGTAATCGACGACCCGTATCAAAATGAACTCGGCACAAAGGATAGCGTCTGGGAAGGTTCCGTGGATCACTGTGGCGCGTACATCGTGATTTGCGCCGACACCCCGGACGATGTGAGGGCAATACGTCGGAAACTTCGCAAAGCCGTTGAGGAGTACATGGTGGCACTGCCGGATTCCGAGCGTCCGTACCTTACCGCTGCAAGCAGTGAGGGTGTGCGCTGGGATCAGGACAAACCCTGCTACAATGACGCTCTTCACTATCAGTGCGACATGGACGTGATTGAACCATCTGAATCGTAAAACATCAAAACGTAATAGCAATGGCATTTCAAGGACAAAACTTTCGTCTCTTGCAACAGGACCCCGTGACAGGCAAATATCGCTGTTTCGGCATGAGCACAAACGCCAGCATCAACCAGTCTTCCAATACGGACGATGCAACGACCAAAGACGTGCTCGGTATGGCTTCTATGCCTTCCGTCACGAGCAAGTCGGCGCAAATCTCCGTCGAGACGCTGACCATCACGAATGCGGTGGAACTGCTCAAAGCAATCGCTTCCGGCGTTCCGTTCACGCTTATTTGGGATGAGGTGAGCACGGTGAACAACCAGACTCCAGTCGGTGCTGCGTTCGCTCGTACCGTTAAGGCGTTCCTGAACGATGTTACGCTGAACCTGAACGACCGAGAGAATACAGCTACCAGTCTCCAATTTGCTTCGGCATCCCCGATTGCAAAGATTACGACCACTCCGACCTACGAGATGGTAACTCCGGGCACGTTCATCAAGGGTCAGTTCGTTCGTCTGTTCCTCAGCAAGAACAATACCGACACCCCGGAAAACGTGGTACTTGCACCGAAATCGCTCAGCCTGCATGTCAGCTTGAGCTTGGAAGATGCGACGACCAAGGACACGGAAGGGGATTGGCAAGTACAAGAACCGACGGGTCTGTCTTACGACATATCCATCAACGCGCTCATCAAGAGCGGCGAGACTATCACGTCTTCGGTGCCGGCTGTATCGCTGACCGA